TTCTTGAGCAGCAGCTCCTTGGTCTTGTTCAGCGTCTTGATGTCCGGCAGTGCGGTCACCAGCGGGCCGCGACCGTACACTTCTCCGGCCACCTTCATGTAACGCGACACCACCCAAGGCGACACCTTCATGCGCCGGTAGACAATCTCGCTCTTGGTCTCCTTATGGATGACGTGGTAGCAGTAATCGCCGCGCTTCGCGTCATAGACCGTGGCCTCAATGAGGTCGATGTCTTCAGAGGGCTTGAGTTCGATGGCAGACTTGAGCTGCCCTTCGATCTTGGCATCCGGCCACTGGCGCGAGATGACTTCACCCTTGATGCGCATCCGTCGGTACACGTTGTCGACCTGGCCGTTGGCACCTTCCTCGATGCTGACAAGGAACTGCGGCACCGGCACAAAGTTGATCGGCGACACATCATCGCCAGGCTGAATCATCATCACTGCCGTGCCGACCGCAAGGTCAAGCAAGAACTCGCCCATCGCGATGTCGAAGTTCGACTGCTTCAGCACGGCGAACATCTTGTCGGTGTATACGTCTAGCGCGGCCTGGGCCTGAGTCCTGCGCTCCTGCGGGATGTCCGGCCCCGGCTCCAGCTTGCACCACTTGCGCTGCGGCGGAAAGATGCCCGACTGCAGACGGTTGGCAAACCGCTGCGTGCTGTTGATAGCGGTCGAGTCGAACACGCGGGCCATCTTCTTTTGGCCGGCGACCTTGCCCTCCCAGTATCCGTCGTACAGGTTCCGTTGCGGCAGGGCGAACTCGTAGCAGTCCTCGTACAGACTGCGGAAGTCGTCCTTCTTGCGCAGCGCAATCTCGTGCCGCTTGATGATGTCGTCGACATTCAAGCGCATCATCTCAGCCATTTTTCGTCCCTTCGTATTTTTTCAGCAGGTTGCGGCCCTTCTCGGCCAGGCGTGCAGCGGCAGATGCATTGGTGGGCGCGGGCTCGCCCCATGCGCGTGCCGCCAGCGCAAGGCGCGTCGGCTCGCCATCGTCCTTCGTGAGCGGCCCGCTCGGGTTGGTGTAGAACCTAGTGAGGAAGCTGCCCTTGCGGCGCATCTTCTCCGGCGTATCGGCGGCGCCCTTCACCCCCGGCTTAAGGTCGGCGCCTTCTTTGCGCTTAAAGTAAGCGCGGCCGGCTGCGGTCAGCCCTCCCTTTGGGTCTTTAATCGGCTCGTCACTCATACCATTCCAGTGCTAGGTGAGCTGCGTGCGAGGCCCCGTTGACGTTGGTCAGGCGGAACAGATAGTTAGTCAGTGGCTTAAGCACATACTCAAGCGATCCAGCGGTGCCGCCGCCAGACTTTTTGCCAGAACCACCGGGAATGATTTCTGCGTCAAGCTGAGTGCCAAGCGAGCTGACCGTCGGATTGATGATCATCGCAACGCCGCTGGTGGACGTGTTGTAGTTCCGGTTGCGGTTGATAGGCGTGAACGAAGTTCCGCCGGTAGCAGAAGTGCCTTCGTAGATGTAAAGCTCGGCATCACCAAGACACAGCGCATCCAAAGTCAGGTGGGGAAAGATGCCTGCGCCGGCGGCCATCACGATGTCAATGCTTGAGCCAGACGCAAGAGGCGCGCTTGACGGGTACATCTTGTACGCAAACCATGCGCGGCCATCGTGGTTACGCTGGTGGTTAACGTCGACCATGATGAGCGGCGCGTCTGCACCTGCCACCACCATGTTGCCGGCGTTGTTCTTCTGGGTATTGGTGACGAACCGCGACTTGGTATCACCAGACTCCAGGTAGACCTGAGTGACGGCCACTTACTTGCCCTTCGCGGCGCGCATGTTGTCGACCAGATTCGGATACGGGCGGCCACCCTTCTTCGCCATCTTCTTGGCGGCGGCCTTCTGCATCGGGGTCAACTTCTTGGGCTTGCCAAGATTGTCAGGACGCTCTTTCTCCCAGACCTCTTTCACTTTTTCTTCTCCATGCCAGCTTCGGACATTGCGATTGCAACAGCCTGGTCACGCGACTTGACCTTCTGACCAGAACTCGACTTGAGCTTGCCGGCCTTGTACTCGCGCATCACTTTGGCAACCTTGGCCTTCATCTTGTCCATGCGGTCACCTCGGCAAAGATGCGCCACTTAGCAACGGACGTTCACCGCCACGCAGTTTGCGGAGTTCTTTTTCTGCGGCGGCCACCTCTTGCTTGCCTTGTGTAATTAGGCCAAAAGTTCCCCTGCTTGCACCAAGAGACGCTTTTTTTTCCCCAGCCTCAAGTCGAGCCATGACCTCCCCAACCTTGGTTCTGAAATCAATCTGCTCTTCGCTTGACTTCAAACCAATTTTGGAAGCCTGAGAGGCCCGAGACATATTGGCTGATCCGAGCCCGCCGGCTCCCGCCTTGCCAAGTGCGGCGCGCCGGCCGCCAAGACCGGCAGCAACAATCCCTTCCTTCTCAGCCTGCAACGCCTCAATTTCTTGCCCGAGCCGCTTTTTCTCGGCCTCTAAAGCCGGGTCAACGTATGTGCGCCCACGTCCGGCCGGCATTTAGGCCACCCGCCCGGTATTGGCCCCGAGGGTCTCGTCATCAAGCCCGCCCTCTGGGCTGAGTCGAGATTCAGAAAGCAAAGACCTTGAGCCGCCGCGACGGCGTGCGGTCAAGGCAGATTGCTGTTTTTCAAGCAAATCGCGCTTCTCAGCTTCAGCCTGCTGGCGCAAGCGTTCCGTTTCTTTGCGCTGCTGTTCAAGTTGCGCAATCATGGCGCTGTTGTCGCCGCCGCCGCCGCCAAAAAAGTCACTCATAAACCCTCCCCATAATGTAAGCATCAGCTCCGTCGACAAGGTACTTTTGCATTGCCCCCTCGATGCTGAATCCAATAGCCAGCGCCCAGCGCACGGCCCTTAGGTCACTGCATCTTACGGTCATTTGCAAACGCCGCAATCTTAGTGATTGCGCTGCGATATCCCTAAACGACTTAGCAACCCTGGTTGTATGAATTGGGTGCTCTCTGGCTTGCGGAGTAAGGATGCTCCACATCTCCGCCACGCCGGGCCAAAGCAGAACACACCCAAACACGGCCACTGGTGTTCCATGTAACAGAACGGTTATTGCCGTGCCAATGCGGGACTGCGCCGCAAGGAAGCTTTTGTAGTCTATGGCGCGTGCAGCAGCGATAGCGCCAGGGTCATCCATCTCCATCCAGTCGACGTGGTCTGCGCGGAACGGGATAAAGCGCACACCTTGTTTCTGGCGGATGGTTCTGTTGAGCAGTTCGGCGTCTATCACTTGAATGGATCGAAATCAGAGTTGGCAACGGTCTGCACCACCAGCGTCGACGCGGACATCGGCGATCTGGTCATGCGCTTGTATTCACCACCACCCAGCAGCAGGTAGCCAAAAGCGTCTCCGACGTGCGAGTGTTCGTTCTTGTTGGGCGCGTCGCGGAACCGCTCTTGCCCCGAGCCGACGCTGACACGCTTAAAGTGATACCCGCCGGACAATGCCTTGCGCAGCAGCTTGCACTCACGATGGACGATGAGCCCCGGCTTGCCGTTGATAAGACGCTGCATCGGAGCTGCGGCTGACTCCCGGCGCACCTTGAAGTCATTACTTGCGGTAGGCTGCGCTTTGAGCCCCAACGTCTTGAGGAAGTCGAATGCGGTTACCTCGTAGATGGCGTCTCGCGCCATACCGGCCGGGTCGCCCCATATCTGCACGGGGAACTTCGGGTAGCGGGCGTTAAGCTCGGCGAGCAGTTGGTGGCCGAATCGCTCGAGGCCCATGTCGAAGGTGACGATCTCATGCAGGATCACCCACCGGCCATTCGGTAGCCGCTGGCCAATGACGGCAGCCGGTGTCAGACCGAAGTCAAGGCCGACCTGTATCGGGATGCCGGGCTCAACGTCCACGTCAGACACCATCATGTGGTCGTCGTACTCAGGCCAGACCGGCTTGCCTTCCTGGACGTAGGTGTACTTACCCTCGGCGTAGCATCGAATCCAGTCCAGGTTCTTGCCGAGCAGCATCTGCATGTAGTACCCGGCCGGCAGGTTGCCGACGTTCTCTGCCTTCGGGTTGATGCGCCACCACTTGCCAGACGCGAAGATGTGGTCGTTAGCCTCAGGGTTGTCTGGCAGATCCTCTGGCGATACCTCGGCCACGCCGCCTGGTTGCTTGAAGAACTGCCACGCATACTTGCCGGTCAGCTTTTCCTTCTCCGACAGGCGGAACCACCAGTGGTCGTCATCCATCGGGTTGGTATCCATCCAGACGCCGTGCCATGTCGGGCCACCGTCGCGCTGCGTGGGGTAGCGGCCGACCCGGTGTGTGAGCCCGTCGATCACTGCCTTCGGCAGCTCGCGGGCTTCGTTGACCCATGCGCCCGTCAGTTCCAGCGACAGCAGCTTGCGCACGTCCTTCGGCTGGTCAAGCGCCAGGAAGATGACCTCGCAGTCGATGCCAGCGGCGTCACCTCGAGCAGGCAGCCGGATGTGGTGCGTGATGGGCGGGGTCCACAGCATGGGGCCAAACGTGTTCTCGGGGAACAGGTCTTGCCAGGTCTTGATGGTGGTGGTTTTGAGTTCTGGATAACTGTTTCGTACAATGACGAAACGGCTATATCGGATGCCATCGATAGGGGATGGTTTTTGCCTGACGGCGCGGAGCATCACTTCAGCAGCGCAGGCATAGGACTTACCCGACCCCACCGGCCCCATCAGCCCGCGCACGAACGCATCGGACTGCATGAACTGCCAGACCACGGGGCTGGTAGAGAAGTCCAGCGATAGTCCGGCAGTCGGCAGTTCCTTATCCCCTGATTCCTTAGTCCTCGGCATCGATCACCTCCGGTGCCTTGACGTTGATGCCTATCACGCTCGGACGATCGCCACTGTCCGGCGCGTCTAGCAGACCAGACGCCTTGGCCAGCAGGCGCAGCACCTGCACCTTGTCGAACAGTTCCAGCTCGATGTAGGCGTTGCCATCCTTGTCGACGCGGCTGGTCACCTTCTTGATAGCGTGCAGCGCGTGTTCGGGGATGTCCTTGCTAGATCGCACGGTGAGATGGCCAGAACCATCCCATTCCATGATGTCCGTCACCTTGGTCTGCGCCATGTTGAGCAGAGAGTAGGCCACTGACTCCCGGTTGTTCTCGAGCGTGGCCGATCTCTCCATCCGCTTTTGAATCAGCCGCACCCCACCCCAGTTCTGCAGGTTGGGTGTGACCGACTCTGTCTTCTTCTTCGTGGTCATCAGAACGGAACGTCGTCGTTGAACTCCTCACGCGGCGTCTGGCGGGCAGGTGCCGCAGGCCGCTGAGGCGCGATACCCATGTCAGTCTTCTCGCGCACACTCAAAGACAGGAACTTCACCCCACCCTTGCTGGTGCGCTTCCATCCAGAGATGCGGTACTCCACCCCACCAACATTCAGCGACCCAGTGTAGTCAGGGTGCTTGTCCTCTTCCTTCCGATCATTGGTGAACAACGTGCCGCGGTTGGTATCGTCGTATTGCTTTTCCATCACTTCCTCCTTAGCCCTTGATGGGCGGTCAAAAAATGGTACTCTTCACTCGGGGGCCATAACCCAGCCCGGCCGTAGGTGGTCAGCGACCAAGGCCATAAACGTGGCAAACCGTGTGGCACTCCTTCTGCAACGCACCCAGGTGGGACAATGCAAGCAGATCGGGTCCAGTAGCGCGGGGAGAGACCGACATCCTCTCCAGCCTAGATAAACCAGAGCTGACACGCGAAAGCGTCCACACCCTTTTTTCACGGGTGAGGTTTTCTTTTGCCTGTCGTCAGCACATCCCATCACCACCTCCACACTGCTCAACGCTGCAAGCTGCTGGGCCTGCCCTTGAGGGGCGGCCCGCAGCAGCACTCAGCCTGGCGCACGCTTAGAGTCAGATACTGCCTGCATATATTCATCAGTCTGCATCAACTTGATCTTCTCAGACATCAACGCCTCCGCCACCGTAGCAACGCTCGCACCACCACGCAGCAACGACAACACAGTCTGATGCAACACCTCTTCAGCTCGGTTCATACACCCTCCGCGAAAAATGGGAAAAATTTGAGAGTAGGCCCCCATCGCAC